GGCTGGGGCATCGAGGCTGGCTTGGGCATCGAGGCTGGCTGGGGCATCAAGGCTGGCTGGGGCATCAAGGCTGGCTTTTGGATTCACTGCAAACTCTCAATTTCGGTTAAACTGCGCATCTTTTCTGGCCTCTGCATGTGGCGTCTACCGCGTCCCGAAGAGCAGGAGATTGTTTGCGCCGAGCTGAAGTCTGGAACCGTGGCTTTCGGGACTCTGAAACTCTTGGAAGCGCCGAAGAAAGAAGGCAAGTAGTGGACAACCAGAATGCACTGCAAGTTCAGGACACTGACAAACTGGCCGAGTACCAAGAGCAAAGCATTTCCATGGTGCAGCAGCGGGAAAAGGCCAAGATCGAATCCCGCTACATCATGGCTTTGCGTCAACCGCGTGACCTTGAAGTGGTTCGCCAGAAGATGTTGCGTGAATGCAGCCGGCCATCTTTCTGTGCTCCTGACATGAGCAAGAACGGGTCGAGCGTCGCGATCTATCGTGTCCCGCGCGGCGGAAGCAAAATCGAAGGCGTTACTATCCGTTTTGCTGAGATGGCAAAGCGCTGCTACGGTCACATCTTCGTCGAAGTAACTCCGTTGGGCGAGGATGAGACGCAGCAGATTTACCAAGTCGAGGCAACCGACTATCAGAACAACGACGGCGGCAGTGAGATCGTGATTGTCCCGAAGCGCATCGAGCGCAGTTTTGCGAAAGACTCTGATGTGGTGTTGGGACGTCGTGAAAACAGCCAAGGCAAGACCACATTCACTATCGTCCCGACCGATGATGACCTTCAGGTAAAGCGCAACGCGCTCAACTCCAAGGCCCGGCGCAACGTCATCATGCAGTGCATCGATGGCTGGCTGGTCGAAGAGTGCAAAGCTAAGATTCGCGAGACGGCGGCGGCGAAAGATGCAGAGAACCCCGGCGCGGCCAAGACGGCCATCTTCGACGCGTTCGCATCCATCGGAGTAACAGCAGCACAACTCAATGAGTACATCGGGCACGCAGGAGATTTGAGTCCTGCCGAGCTTGACGAGATGCGCAGCTTCTTCGGCGGCATCCAGCAGGGTTACACCACATGGGCAGAGATCGCGGCCAGCAAGGGCGAAGGCAAGGACGAAGGTTCAGCAGATCGCATCGAAGCGCTAGTGAAGGAACTGGAATACACGCCGGCTCAGGCCAGGACGAAGAAGGCGAAGTACGCAGGGCGCCCGAAAGAGTTGATCGAGTGGCTTGAGGGTGAAGTTGCCAAGAAGCGCAACGACGGAGGTTCTCACTCTGCCAAGAACGCAACGGCGCAGCAAGTAGAAGACCACAAGGAACCCAAGCCGGAAGCGAAGACCACTCACCGCGAGTCGGCAGAACCGGAGCCACAGCAGGACGCAAAGCAGTCGAGTCCTGTCGAGCAAGAGAAGCCAGCCGAGACGAAGAAGAGCGCGCCGGCCGCTCCGTCATTCGAGAACTGAAGTTATGGTGCGCGGGTGCATACTGGGCTCCATATCCGCAAGGGTGTACGCTCCCGGCCCGCGCACCATAACTTCAGGACACAGAAAGGAAAAGGTATGCAAGGTCAAGTGATTTGGTTCAATTCGGTGCGCGGATACGGTTTCATCCAACGTCACGATGGAGAGAAAGACCTCTTCGTCCACTACTCAGCCATCCAACAGGACGGCTACAAGAAGCTCACAGAAGGCCAGCGAGTTACCTTTGAAGTCGAGCAGGGTCCGAACGGCTTGCAAGCTGCCAACGTCACAGTGGAGGGATAGCATGAACGTCCCTGCGCTGCGCCAAAGCATTTATGAATCGATGGGGTGCGAGTCAGGCTATCGGCTCGTACACATCGACGGAGTGCGGTTCCCTGATACTGAGCCAGGGGACCGCGGTACCGATGTCCACGCGATTCATGCAGCCTACGCTGAGCATTGCGCAAAGAAGCACATTCCGGCGGACTTTGTGTATCTTGACTCCCTTTGCAAAGCGGCCGGAGAAGAAGTGGCTCAGATCATGGAAACCAGCCGCGACAGCATGAGCATTGATTGGGCAAACTTCTTCGCGGCAGAGATCAGTTTCGGGCTCGGAGAGGATTTCAGCCCAACATTTAGTTATGACCATGACGGGCGCGTAGTAGATATGAGTCCTGTATGGGATGGTAACGACTTCGTAGACAGGTTCCTCAAAGAGCCCATGTGCTGCGGAATCATGGACGCAATCTACATCATGCCGGGCGGCAAAGTAGCTAGCATCGTCGATCTGAAGTCCCATCCTCGCCCGTTTGCTGCTGACACATTTCAAGGCAAGCTCTATAGCCTTGCTCTCATGATGCACATGCCCGAGCTACAGGAGGTTGAGTTTGGTCTCCGGTTCGTGCGTTATGCGAATCTGGTCAAGACTCAGAAGTACTTCCGCTCCGATGTGCCGGCACTGATGGACGAGGTTCGCCGGGTTCGTGCGCGCCAGGTTGCCATCCATGAGAAGGTGGCCAATCTCGAACCGCTCAGGACCCACGGCGGCAAGCAATGCACCTATTGCCCTTGCATGTTGGACCCACTGACCTACAAGTGCCCCACGATGCCTCTGAATCCGTATCTCAACCGCAAGCCAGACGAATGGCTTAGCGTCAAACTTGCAGCACAACAAACCATCGCATCGGCTGACAGGATTCTGAAGGAGATGGTGGACGCGACAGGACTCGAAATCTACTCACAGGATGCCAACGGCAAAGTCTACAAGTACGGTCCGAAGCCATCCGAAGAAACTATCGCTCCGCTGTTTGTTCAGGACCCGGATGGAGGTTTCAAGATGCCGATTCTGGACGCTTTGACTGACTGGTTCAACGCTAACCCGAAAGACCTCATTCCTCGCAAGGGAAGCCAGCCATGGTGCTGCAATCTGCGCATTGGATGGTCGCAGCTCAAGAGTTACATCAAAGCGAACAAGCGCGAGTTGATCCACAACAGGATTAAAGACCTCGTAACCGTCAAGACAACCGTAGAGTACGGGATCACCAAAGAGCCAGAAGTCGATGACGGAGTGGAAGAGAAGAAACCTTGGGACGCTTCGGGTCCTGATGAGTTGGAGTTCTAACAGTTCGCGCGGGCAAATCGGTACGCCCAGACTAGGGAAAATGGGGCCGCGTGGAACCCTACCACAGCCCGCGCGATTCAACCTTTCAGAAAGGGAACGACAATGAAACTCAGCACCATCCATCTTGAAGACTTTGGCCCATACGTGGACCAAACCGTCAATTTTGATCAGCCCCTCAACGTCATTCGCGGTGATCTTGCACAGGGCAAGACGAAGCTCTCGCAAGCCATCCAACTCAGCTTTGCAAGAATCTGCGATGGCATCGACAGCAAAGGCTCCGGCTTCCGCGACAAGATCCGTCTCGGGGAAGACAAGGCCATCATCACCGCCGGGCTGGAAACTGCGCAGGGAGCCATCCAAATCAGGACCACCTACGGACCCGGCAAGAGGGGACGCGACTCTGTTGTGATTGCAGGAGAGGGCAGCAACTCGGTGAATCTTGCAGCCGGCTTCGAGCAGTACCTACAGCGTAGTGAGGAGCGGTTCTCTTGTGTCCTGGACTCGGAATACTTCACGCGTCCCGGCACAGATCAGCGCGCCATCCTCGCATCGCTGGTGTTGCCAACGCATCACGACTTTGACGCGAAGATGGTCGCATTGGTCGAGAAGCATCTCGGCAAGGTCATCGACTGGAATGCGAGTCCTGTTGCCGTCATCGACAAGGTGTTTGGCGACAAGAGCAGCGGAGTCTACAACGCCAGGACGCAAGCCAAGGCGGCTCTCGGGGCCATCTACATCCCACAGAAGCCGGTCCAGCCTCAGTATCCTGCCGAGTTGGTCCAGCAGAAGCTCTTGGCTCTCCGCGAGAAGGCATCGCAGGAAGCGAAGAAGGTCAAGCGCTCTGGCACAGCGCAGACCGGTCGGCTCGAACGGGAACTTGAGCAGGTAGCGGAAAAACTCAGCGCGGCATTCTCTGAGCGCACGGCGGCGATTGCCAAGCGTGGCGAGATTGAGTCCGAGATGGTGGACGGCGCGGCGCTTGCCAGTCTCAAGCAGATTGCCGGCCAGCGCTCAGCCTTCGCCACTCTCCAGACGGCCATCGATGCGCTTTCTGGCGATATTCAAGGGATGAAAGATGTCCAAGCAATCTTTGAGGGCCTTCGCAGCAATTGCCGGTGCCCGACATGCGGTCAAGGAATCACGCATGAGTTCATCAATGCAGAAATTGCCGAGAATAAAGGGCGCGAACTGGAGTTGAATGAGAGCCGTGCGCAACTCACCCAGCAGCAGAAAGCGCTTGGCGACATCAAGGCGGCCGAGGAAGCCATCCAGAAGCAGGAGAAGTCTGTCGCGGCGAAGCTGGAGCAGGTCAAGAAGGTCACCGAAACCACCGAACGCATCGCCACACTGGAAAAGCAAAGCGGAGATGCCAAGGCCGCTTTGGAAACCGCCAAGGCTTCCGAGTCCGAGCCGGTCGATACGACAGCAATCGATGCCGTCAATACCGAAATTAGCGAGTGGGAAGCGCGGCTGGCGCCGGCAGTCCAGTACGAGTCAACGCTGAAGCAGATCGAGACGGCTACAAAGCAATGGCAGGACAAAAAGAACGACGTGGACGAGTTGGAAACACTCTGCGAGCACTTTGGCCCCAAAGGCATCAAGGCCACTCTTCTGCAGAAGCACATCGGCGGGTTCAATGAGTCTGTGAATCGTGTCCTGAACTGGTGGGGATACTCGGCAACGCTATCTTTCGAGCCCTACAGTTTCGACGTGGTGACGCCTGAGACTACACCAAAGACCTTGCCGGTCAAGGAACTGAGTGGTTCTGAGTTGTTCCGGTTCCTAGTGGCCCTCCAGTGCGCAATCGCCGTCTATTCCAAGATCAAGATGGTCCTGATCGACAAAGCAGACATTCTGATCGATTCGCACCGCGGCAAGCTCTTCGCCGGGGTCAAGCACCTGCTCGATACTGGGCTACTGGAGAAGGCTTTCATTTTTGTCGCTGACAAGCGGCGTGAGGCTCCGAAGCAAGAGGGAGTCGGGTTCTACCTGGTGGAGAAAGGAAAGGTCGAACGCCTCTCATGATCGACCTGAAGATGTATCAGAAGCGTGTCGCCCAGCTCTACAACGATGAGCGTAAGTGGTGGCGCAAGGAACTCGAAAAGCAAGCCACCAAGGCGGGATTCGTGCTTGATGTTGCCCTGGACGAAATCCTGCCCTACACGCAAGCGCAGTTCGGAAAGTGGCTCTGGACAAAGATTCAACTTGGGGTGATCCTTTGCCCCTACTGTGGCGCTCCGATAGACATCCTGAGCATGGAGTTAGACCACAAGACTCCAAAACGGCGGCATGGTGGTCCTGAACTCAGTAACAAGCAGGTTATCTGCCGCAAGTGCAACGGTAGCAAAGGCGACTTCACGCACGAGGAGTATGTGGAGATCGTCAAGTTCATGCAAGGCCCTGGTGCCCCGTTCCGGCAGCGATTGGAAGGCGTGATGAGGAACGGCGGCATCGGGAATATGATGAGAAACTTCCCGCGCAAGCAGAAGCCTGACAAGAAACCCGCGAAGCAAGAGGCTATCTACTTCACCGAACTTGGGGGATTCTGATGACAATCGCTGTGACTGTTGATCGAAGATGGGGAGGATTCTACGCAGGAAACGGATATGCGTTTCGTCTATGTCTTGGCTTCATCGCCATAGATTTCTTCCCCGACAGCATGGAGTTGATGCTCCACCAACTTTTAGACAACCGGAAAGAGGTGATTCATGGCAGCAAAAGTGCAACCGACGAAACTGACAACGTTCTTTGAGGGGCACCGTCGCAAAGCGTTCCTCGTCCAGTGGATTCAACATTGCAATCGTGCCGGAGTCTCAACGATCAAGCTAGACATGCGGCTCCCGTTGCTCGGACCGACGTTGATAGGGATGAATCAGGAGATAGGCGAACCATTCTCGCTGATGGCGAAGGTGGATTCCAAGACGGAGCGTTCAGCGATCAATGTCGAGATCGAAGGCATGACGCTGGACATCTTCTCAACCGACACCAGCAAAGACCACTGGGTATCGACAACCGGCGCCAAGCTCATGAAGCTGTATCTGGCAACAGTGGGCGAAGGCGAGAAGAAGGAAGTCAACCTGCACATGGCAATCTATGTCCCATTCACGAAAGAGATGATGGAATGGGCATCGATCCACTTGCACAAGGACTTCTACATCGAAACGGTGTACTCAAACTCAGAATCGAAACTGGCATTCGCCACGGCAGATGAAACTGAGTTCGTGGATGAAGAAGCCGAGGACGAGAGTCCCGATGAGGACGGCGAAGAAGAGCCGGAACTTGACCCCGATGCCGAGCAGGACATTCCGTTCGAGACAGCGCCGGCAGGGAAATCAGGACCCAAACAACTGAAAGCCTACCACCTGAACCACAACACGGATTGAAGGGAAAGACATGTCGAACGCAGTTCGTTTATACAAGCCCGATGGCACCAGTGCTGGTGTTTTCATGTGCTCTGTTTGTCGCACGGTACATGCGACGGAGGATCAGGCCGACTGGTGCCACGGTGAGCGTCTATGCGCTTGCGGAAAGAAGATTCAGCAGGGATACTTCCAGAGCAAGTGCAATGAGTGCCAGGGTAAGGAGTGGCGCGAAAAAGAAGCGGTGAAGGAGGCCGAACGCTTCGAGAAAGCAACTAAGATCAAGGCTTCCGATTACGCCGGTGAGCATGTCTTCTGCGGCGATCGGTATTACGATTCCGTCGAGGATGCTGTCGACCAGTTTCTTGAAGGCCAGGAACCGGAGTATGTGTGGGCGTGTCAGGATTCGCATCTACCAAAAGTTGACCTTGAGGATGTAACATGCAACCTTTTGGACAACATGTGGGACGATGCCGACACTTCGGATCTAAACGGCATCGAAGAACTCGAAGCGGCGCTGAAATCCTTCAATGAGGCCAACGAATCAGTCCAGATGTGGGAAGTGGACTACTCAACGGCGATCTTG